AAATTCTCTCAGTGCCCAATTATGAGAGACATCATTCTTACGAATACCAAGAGAATGTTTCATCTCTGGAATGATTTCCTCAGGATCAGTAGATCGAGAAGATTGGACCATCTTAATGTACCCAGCCTTCTTGTAAGAATTGAGAGAGTGAATAGCACGAGTAGTGGCTTCGATGTAACGGATTTCTTGTGACTTCATAGCAGTAGCTCCATAACAAGGGTTGATAAGTGTAGGGATTCAGACCTTTGGTCTGCCCTGTGGGACGGTGGACCTTGGGCCATTTGCTATATTACATAATGCAATGTAGCAAATCAGCATTGCTGAACAGGTCAGCACTTGGGTGATTGCTTAAGCAATCCTACGATAATTTCTTCAATGAATTATCAACTTGCTGCATAGCCCAGTTTAGTTTGTTATCAGGTATTTCATCCACTACATCATTTACATCCATTGCTTCAGTTTCTTCCACAGTTCTCATGGTAGGAATTAGAGAGGTTAAATTATCTGGATTTCCTCTACCATACATTAACTTGAATATTCTCTGATAACTTGGAGGAAGCTTTGCAAGACCTTCCTTGAGTTGATCTCTAGCAAACTGTTGCAATTTAGGATTCATGGTAATCTCCATTAGGTAATGTTGAATGGGAGGATAGGATGAAGGTGATTGCTATATGCAATCCTACAAATCCTTAGGTAACTCTGGTGATAGTGCCTCAATGAGTGGTGCAAATACTTCGTGGGCAGCATGACTACCAAAGTAAATGAGGAGGCACACGACTGCTGCAGCCCCAAGGCTCCACAAGACTCCTAGGCACACAGCTTCTGTGGACATTGTAGATAAGGGTGTGAAGGTATTCTTTTGAGAGGAACGAGAATTAGTTTTCATGTGATTCTCCTAATGGTTGAGATAATTTGGGACACTTGCCCTGGAATATCTTCAGCATCTCAAAGGCATCTGCCATACTAGCCATTCTAAACCAGCTTTTGGGCATAGTGCTACGGCCCTGTACGTAGTGAAACCATACGATGTCAGGAGGATCTACAGCAATCTCTGCTACGAGTTTACCCTTCTCATACAACTCATACATGATGAAACCCTTCTTGACATACTTCCTAGTCATAGGCCCTCCAGTAAGTTAAGGTTCTGTCTGATTGTCCCATTATTTTAACACACCCATAATGCATTGTCAATATCTAACCATATTATATTATCTTGACTTGGGGGCATTGTAGATGCCCATTGTCATGGATGACATGGTTGTGACGCCTTGCATGTAAGTCATGCATGTCATGGACCCCGTGTGTACGCTCATTGTCCATATTCCAATGGTACATTTCTCTTCTCTCATTTATATATAAGTAGTTAAGTATATATTGATTGTTAGTTATATATGTAATAGAATTTCTATATATACATATTGTTAATTACTTATATATTATCTTTTAATTAGATATGTATATATAACTGAAGACAAATGTACCATTGCAATTTCGCACACAGACCGGGTTCATGCGGTGCATGACATACATCAACCCCATGCATTGCATGACAATATGACATGCATGACAAATGGTCACTGTGTGACCCTTGCTAATACTCCATATATGTCCAATATAGGAATTGGATACGTTTGGAGAATTCATAGTAGTGGCCGACCTCAATAGATGCCTGCCTTTCCATAATCCTATACACTATCCAATGTTTCATGATGATTCTCCTTATTGAATGGTTCCTATGTTCCATAATGTAATGTAGGAATGGCTCCTTTCGAGGCCACTCCCATCATGAGCTTGACCGATGTTATCCTTGTTCGGCCTCTTCTTTAGCCACAGCTGCCTCGATCAAACTATCATACATTTCTTGCGTGATGAATCCACCCATGACCAGAGCATCCAGGCGTTCAGTCTCACTCAGCTTATTCATATCGGCCGCCACGGCTTTCTTCTGTTCCTCAATGGTCATGACCTTGGCTACACGTTTAGCGAACATAGCCTGGCCAATGGTCAATTCCCGGGGATATTCCCCTTTGATGAATGCACTCCAGTTGTTCCGAATCTGCGATTGAATTTCCACCGTATACGCTTTGAGAGCGTATTTGAGCATGGTAGCGTCATCACATTTCTCCACATTGACCACGACGTCGAATACATTACCGGCCAATTTCTCCTCGTTGTTCATTGCAATCTTGAATTTCATTTCCATGATATGCTCCATTGGTGTTGGTTGATAGATGGGAATGGCCTTCATTGACCATTCCCGAATAATCCTCAATAGCCTGTAATTTCATCGGATTCCAAGCTGATAACTCCGCTTGGTTCCCATCCCATGCTAATATATTTCAGCCGATAATTTACGGAATCATATTCCGGGCACAGCTCCGATATGTCCACATTCAGCACCACATCAAGCTCCGGGTTAACCTTTTGTAATTCAATGATCAGCTCACGTACTTTCATAATATTCTCCCGATGTCCATTGGCCACATGGCCCTTTCACATGATTCCATTATACACCATTGCCACCAGGTTGTCAATCGGCCAGCATCCTATCCCATGTGAAGGCCGGGTCGATGGGGGAAAGCTAGTGGGCGACGCATTAGAACCCCCTACCTACATTGTGTTGGAGATTTCATTATGGTACCAATTGGTACATGGTGATCTTCTACGTTCCATTTCGTAACATAGCAATCACTCTTGCCCTATGGGCAATCTTCTACATTCCATAATGTAATATAGCAACCATCATTTGGGTGGGCCCGAACACTAAGGTGTTCATTAGGAGCGGAACGAGCGACAGCGAGCAGACAGATATCCTTTCCACGATCACTTTCATGAGTATGGTTCACATGAGCATTGCGAATGGTAGGATTGGTGATCCTAGTCCTCTCTAATATACCATTTACTTCATTGACAACCCCAGACCAGTCTGGTACAATTCCCACATAGGCAGGAATTTTACCTTACTTCAGAGGCACCTTATGACAGATCTACAAATAGCAGAATACACAACTCCCTCAGGGGAGATTAAGACATACTCCTATCCGAAGTCCCGCTGGACTGATTCCTCTCGAGTTGATGGCCGCCACCGTAACGGAGGTCGTAATGGTGGAAAGAAGGCTGAGGGAGATAAGAAGCAGGGATGGCAGATCTCCGAGATGTGGGACAATCATCATGAGATAGCGCGCCGGCTGGTTCTGGGTCAATCTAACACTGACATCGCTGAGGCGATGGGCTGTACTCCTCAGACAGTCTCTAATGTGAAGAACTCTCCTGTGGTCAAGGATAAGTTGTCCATCATGCGGGCTGCCCGTGATGCTGGAACTGTGGATCTTGCAAGGGAGATCGCAGACCTTGCTCCATTGGCCATTCAGAGGATTAAGGAAGTTCTCGAGAATGGTGCTATAATGGGTAAGGAAGCCAGTGCCTCAGTAATCCTCAAAGAGGCTAATGGTCTCCTCGATAGGGAAATGGGTAAGGCCATCCAGAGGGTTGACACCCGTGGTGTCCATGCCCACCTCTCTATGGAAGACTTGGATCGCATTAAGCAGAGGGCCCAAGAACTAGCTGGACTCAACGAGTAACTCATCACATACAGTGATGTCAGCGGGCCCCACCGCCACGCATGTGCAAGTGAATCTTCAGGGCCGCTTCCATTAGGACCCCATTTCAGAATGGAGGATCTACCATGGATTTACGAATTATTACTCTGGTGACAGTGGGATTAGTGCCCTTTCTCTTCGGAGGGTGTTCGGCTAGTATCAATTTCACCGACATAGCGTTCTCTCAGAAGGTGAACGAGGGTGGGACTGGGACCATGAAGACGGATGCCGCCGGACTTACCAATTCCACGGTCCCAACTCAGGATGCCTCTGGTAGTGCAGCTACCCAAGGAGCGATGGCCGCTCTAGAGGGAATCAAGGACTCTGTTGCTAAGTACCTCCCCACAGCTACATCCACCACTGATAACTCAGTAGTCTCCTCGACACCCACCGCGTCCACGGTCCCAGTGAATCTTCCTACTACTCCAGCCCCTGGAACTACTACTCCAGAGGTGAAACCTCCTACTCCCACTCCTCTTAGTGAGGATCCAGTCACAGATGCGGGCGAGGTGAGTGTTCCTACTCCAGGTGTGAGTGAGTCCTTAGATTACAACTCCAAGGAATCCTTTACATCTTATGGTGTTCGTAACGGAGGACGCCAAGCTTGGCGAATCAATAAGAAGGGGCCAGCTTTTGGTTCTAACATCAAGGTAGTCTTCGCCAACGGTCATACTGTCTATGTAAAAGACACCTCACATAATTATCGTGAGAAGGATGGATTTGTATTTAAGCCTGGTATCGGACCGAATGGTGTAGGAGATGCTGACACTGGCACTGATCATGGTGGAGTTTATCTTCATGCCCCTTATGGTAACTCCTCCAAGATTGCAACTTTCTATTACAATAAGTAGTCCAGCGATGGTCATTGTGTGTGAGATGTGTGGTCACAGGTACATAGGGCCCTTTTGCCCAGTTTGTGGCTGGCCCTCTGATAATGATGACTGTGAGGATTAATTCTTAGGAGAGGGTCATGAGAGTCATAGCGGATGACAGCCTACACATGAGTGACAAGGACTCTAATGGTCTTCATGAAGTTAAGGACCGCTACTGTGATATGAGTAATCCTTGCTTCTCCTTTGACTCTAATGGTCGTTCCGGAGAGGGTTGCGAACACTTCAAGAAACTCCCCACAGGTGTCAAAGTGTGTACTAAGTGAAATACTGGATTGGGTATGATAGAGTCGTGGCTGAGGACTTCTTTGTCCAGACAACAATCTACGGCTACGACATATCAGATAAGTTCTTCCATCTCTATCCTTCTGGCAAACTCGAGATCTACCAAGGTTATGCGTGGGATGGGAACTCTGGACCCTTTCCTAACTTCACTTCAACAATAGAGGCGAGTTGTGGTCATGACATCATCTGTGACCTCATAAATAGTGAGAGATTGCCAGATGTGGAACAGCCTAAGGCTGACCAATTCTACTATGATACAGTAATCAGGAAGGGGCTATGGCCCTGGGTAGCACGTCAGGTGACCTTGGTCATTAGGCTGCATATGCTTAAGAAAGGATCGAAGAGGTTTAATCGTAAGGTGTATGAAGCCTAGGAGAAGTGATGACAGAGGAGATGGAAGTGTATGCTGGGCAGGGATATAGTGATCGGGCAGGATCTAGACGCCGTTACAACCTAACGAATGAAGATCTTGAGGCAATCACCGCAATCGTCGAGGCAGTAGTCTACAAGCAGCAGCACACTGACATGAATTGTCGCTTCGCTGCCATCCAACCAGGGGACCTCAAGGCCATGGTGGATGCACATAAGAAATTCACCATTATGATGGATGATAATAGGACGGTGGTTAGGAGATTTGTCCTGGTTCTCATTCTGACTGGTGTGGCCGGTACCACCATCTACGGATACTGGGCTAAGTTCACCGATGCAGTTAAGAAAGTAGTAGCAGGGGGATGAGGGATGTCACCTTTACTCAAGCGTCAACAAGAGTTCACCCACCTCCTAACCCAACTCTTCATCTTCATTCACGACAATGGTTATGAATTCACCTTAGGTGATGCCTATCGTAGCCCTGACTCCCCTTATGGCCTACCAAACTCTCTCCATAAGCTGAGATTGGCATTAGATATTAACTTGTTCAAAGGGGAGAAGTATCTTCAGTCCACTGAATCCCATCGTGAGGTAGGTGAGTATTGGGAATCTCTGGGAGGAAGTTGGGGAGGTCGCTTTAGTGACGGCAATCATTACTCCCTTGAGTATCGAGGTGTTAGATAAACATTGTTTCTATGTTACATTTTGTAACAAAGCAAAATTCAACTAAGGTGAGATATGGCAACTTATAACAAATTCCAAGACTTTGCAGAGCAGTTGGCCAAAGGGAAGCATGACTTCTCAGCACACTCTTTCAAGGTTGCTTTGACTAATACTGCCCCAGTCAACACTCAAACATCTTTTGATGCAGTAACTAACCATGCTGCCCCTGCAGCGGCAAATGGTTATACTCCCACAGCTACAACGATTACTACGTCTGAAGCTAGTGGTACGATGACCATCTCCGGGACACAGGTAGTATTTACTGCCACTTCTGGTGGAATTGGCCCGTTTAGGTATGCAGTCCTCTACAACGATACTGCAACTTCTCCGACTGATGCGCTCATTGCTTGGTGGGACTACGGGTCGTCCATTACTCTGGCCGACACTGAGACTTTCACCGTCAAGTTCAATAATGCCTCTCCTGGCACGATCATGACTATTGCGTAACAGATGGCCTCTTCGACCCGCAATCCATCAGCTTCAGCCAGTATAGTCACTGGCTGGAGCAATGTCTCCAATGTCTATAGCTCTAATGATCTGAGAGCTACAGCATCGCTGACTACTGCCGTCATGGCAGCAACTGGGTTTGGGTTCTCAATCCCTGTTAGTAGTACAATACTAGGTATTGAGATTGTCACTGAGTACCAGGGGTCGGGGAATAATACTAGTAGGCGTGAACTGACTGTCCAACTCACCAAGGATGGATCAGCAGGAGTTGGGACTGCATCTGCATTCTCTGCAACAGCGGCCAATACGGATCAGATATTTACAGTTGGTGGATCAGCAGATCTGCTAGGTAATACTTTAACGGCTGCTGAGGTCAATGCTTCGACTTTTGGTGTATTACTCAAACCTTCTAATGTTGGTAGTTATGCCCGTTCTGTAGACCATGTCTATCTGGTAGTATACTACGAGTCTCCTGTAATGGATGCTGAGTCTACGACTCAAGTCATCTTAGGAGCAGTCGGGGTGGTAATTAAACTATCCAATGTTACTGGCAGCCCAGGAGCAACTGCACTTAATGGTGTTGCTTCAATACTTGCCAAGAATGGAAATCTCTCGGCAGGAATTGAGGGCTATGCTGTAACTGGAACTGATGCTTCATTTGAGCTGGGAATTGCAGAAGAAGTAGATAATATCCTTACCGACTCAACTGGGGAGGATATTACTGATAGTACTGGAGAGCAGATTCTTACTGGCGGCCCTCTAATTGCCCAGTTAGGGTCTATAGAAATAACTGGTACTGATGTAGAGTTTGATAGATTTAAGGGAATTTCTACCAGTCCTGGCGAGATCCTCGTTGTAGGAGTAGATGCTGAAATAACATATGTATCTTCAGTACTTACTGACAATATTCTGTATGATTCAGATGGCATTGCTATTCTGGATAGTACTGGAGACTGGATATTAACAGATGGCCCATACACTCTACCTATAATGATAGGTAGTATTGTAATTACTGGGCTGGAAGTATCATTTGAAGTAGTATCTGGATTTAATTTAGAGGCTGGAGAGGTCCTAATTGAGCGGTCTTCAGTTAGTATTGTTACAGAGAGAGATCTATCCCTAGCTCCAGGAGCAATTAGCGGCATTGGATATGCAGCAATAATTACTAATGTTCGTAAGGGAAATCTTGACTCAGGGGTAATTACACTTTCTGGGTTAGATGCTTCAATTGAGATATCTATTGGAGGAATTTCTGCTTCTGGAGAAGTCTTAGTTACAGGATTTCCTCAGTTTGATAATATTCTCCGGGATGATTTAGGGGATCCTATATTAGATTCCCTTGGAAATCTAATATTCACAGACGCTACTGTATTCGCATTACCTGCATCAATAGCTATTACTGGGGCAGATAGTATAGGTGTAATTGCGAGACAGATTGTATCCTTACCAGGAACTATTGCAATTACTGGAGTACCGGCAACATTTACTAAAACTATTACATCTATTGCTGAGGTAGGCTCAACACAGATTTTAGGAAAGACTGCTAGTACCACAGCAACTCGAACACTCTATACAGAGTCTACTGCATATAGTCTTTCAGGAATCATTGCCACCTTAAGTAGACAGATAAATTATCTTAATGCAGTCTCTGGAATAGTAGTAGTTACTGGCCAAGTAGCAACGTCTAGAACAACTTACGCTATAGAAGCCTTATACGGTGCATATGATATTACTGGTTATGCAACTGAATTCGACTTAACTGCTGCTGAACAGATTCTTCAGGCTAATTCAGATACCATAGTAGTAAATGGGCTGGAAGTATCATTTAGTAGAACTTGGGAGGTATCTTCCGGTACATTAAGTATTTCTGGCCAGAGTACATCTCTGACTGTAGATAAGATACTTACTACCACAGTCGGAGAAATTATTACCAGTGGCGTAAGTGTAACTGAGACTTTATCTAGAGTTTTTTCTGTAGATTCTGGAGCTGTTCAGGTTTCAGGTTTCATTTCTTCTATAACTGCTACAAGAACAGTTCTACCAGATGTAGGAGTATTATCTATATCAGGAAGTATTTCTAGTGTAATTGCAAATAGAAATCTTACATTAGGGATTGGAACCACTACTTTAGTAGGATCTAGTGCTATAACTAGTACTGGACGCGTACTTGATGCATCATATGGGACAGTTATACTTAGTGGTTATGCTGTTACAATTATAACATCTCATGTTATAGAAGCTCTATCAGAAAGTTATGTAGTTGAAGGCTATGCAGTTGATTTTGATTTAATTACTGGTGAGAAAATTATCTATGCTAATCCTGGTATCGTATATATATCAGGAGAATCAGCTGTAATTAATAGATCGGTTCTTGCCAGTCCTGAAAGTTTTAGTATATCAGGGCAGAGTGCAACTTTAGCCTCAGGTACTGCGCTAATTGCTGAAGCTGGAGAAGTAGTAACTAGTGGTGAAAATACAACTTTAACAATAGCTAGATCTTTACATAGTAGTAATGAATCTATAGCGATAACTGGAACATCCGCTTCTGTAATTGTAGCTAGGGCTGTTGAAGCTGCTTATGCAGCATTAGGAATTACTGGAGTTGATGGTTCATTAGTTGTTGGAACATTTACTGATTTTAGTGCAGACTTAGGAAATTATAACTCCACTGGAGTTGAAGCTTTTGCAATCCTTATTAGAGCATTAATGGCAGGAGATGGGCCCTATACTATCAGTGGCTATACTGCATATAATGGTTCTGCAAATCCAATTCCAGGTGTAAATCAGAGATATTTAGTGAACTCATCTTCTTTACGTCTCATCGATGCGGTTGATTCTCAGAGGAATATTATAAATGTAACACCTATTAGGATTTTGGAGCTCTTATGATAGCTATATCTGTATATCTTGATAGAAATGATCCTAAAGATATTACTATAAAAGGGCCTGACGGTCCTATAGACTTAACTAATATAACTCAGGTAGATTTAGTTCGTGAAGGCTGTGGGCTTACAATATCCTCAGCAGTTCCTGCCCAATCAGCAATGTTTGACTGGAGTATTGGAAGTGGAGTTCTTCGGCTTAATCTAGGAACTCTTGATATAACTCCTGGAACCTATATTTTCTACGTTATTCTCTATGATGCTGGATGGCCTTTAGGAATACCCTGGAATAAGATTACCATCTCTTTCCTGGAAATTTGTCCTACACCTTAATTCCTATGTTACAATATGTAACATAGCAACCTTTATATTCTTGAGGTTATTATGCTAAAACGTATCTCACTTACTGCAATTTTATTACTGGTGGCCTCAGGAGCCTATGCTGCTCAACAGTCTAGTTATGCTACGAAGGCTACACCTGTCGCTAATGATAAGGTATTGATTACAGATTCCGAAGCTTCTTGGGCAACTAAGAACGTTCCGTTTTCTGCGTTTGGTAATGTAGTAGGCCCTGTCAGCGCAACCGACAACGCAATCCCGGTCTATGATGGCACAACCGGCAAACTGCTTAAGGCTTCCGGGTGGACGATTGACCCGGTTACGGGGGTTCTGGCGTCAAACGCACCAGATGGCAGCCGCAGGTCGATCATCCCGAACAACACCAGCATTGCCCCGCTCGCAGACGGTAGCGAGGAATTTTACAACGAGGGGGGACAGATCAAGGTTGTTGAGAGTGATACGGAATATGACCTGATGCACTCCGGCGATGTGAAGGCGAAATACGTCAGCGGCACCGAGGCCGATTTCTACGGCACCTTGCTCGACCCGCAAGCAATCTACGTGGTAGACGGTACAAATCACGCTGTAACATTGATCAACGATGTTCCGGCAGCATTTACCATTACCGAGATATCAGTCTCCTGCGATGCTGATCCGACAACGGAAACGACTTTGACTTTTCAGCACAAGGCGGCGGGGGTAGGCTATGGTACTCCAACCACGATAGAAGCAGTGCTGACCGTCAACGGCACGGCAACCATTACCTCTGGCATTGACGATGCAACCATCCCGGCAGGGACAAAGGTTTTCATGACACTTTCCGATCCGGACGACGCTTTGAATGAATGCTCATGGCAGATTGAGGGGGATTGGGACTGATTATGAAAAAACTCATACTGGTTTTGGTATTGACGCTGCTTCCTGGTCTGTCGTTTGCCGGGTCGCATAGTGTCGGTGTGACGATGGCGAAGGTGCAGGGCGGCGTGACTCCATTCGCGTCTGACAGTTTCGACCGAGGCGACAACACTAATGTTTTGACCGGCAGTAGTTGGGATTTCGAGGGAGATGGTTCTGGAAGGCTTTCTATATCATCATATACATTGCTATACACAGGCAGTTCTGCGACTGCGGCAGCAATAAGGGAGACAACACATACAAACAAATCTGAAACTACTGCTAAATTTACCATAAAATTTGGTAGTGTATTAGACGTTCACACAACCACACAAACTTTTATCCCGATCAAAATACTTAATGATAGCGATGCGCTCGTCTCTTTTATTGAACTATCATCCGATGCTGGTGGTGATGTTTACCGTTACAGGACTGCCGCAGTAAATAACGTAGGTAGTTTTACATACAGCGGTTATATCACACTGACAGGTATAGCAGCAGACACTGAATACAATGTGTATCTTTACCTTAAAGCGGATTCCTCTGCCGGTGGGGCTGCATGTAAAATTGGCGCGTGGGGTGAAGCAGCAACTGCATTCAACCTTGCAAACGACGCGAAGGGTAACGGGCGAATAGATTTTGGAGCGACCGAAACATACTGGGGATTCCCGACACCATCGAACATCACGCTTGACAATTTCGCAGCTTACGACGGTGACGAGCGATGATCAGATTATTGCTGGTTATATCACTGATTTTGTTGACAGGAAATCAGGCCGATTCTGCCCCGAGCGTATCCGGGGTATCGGTAGGGCCAACGAGTATATCCATCACCGGGGCTGATTTTGGGACTAGAGCAAACACCCCGGCTTACTATAATGATTTTGACAGCGAGACAATAGGGCAGATTCCATCTGACCAAACAACCAACATTGCCAGTTTCGGCACGGTCGAATCAAATGTCTATCGAGGGGCAAAATCACTGGAATTCAATTGGAACACATCAGACTCTGAATCATTCCAGCGTAATGTTGTAGACATCGGAGCCGGGGGTAGTGATAAGATTTTTGTGTCTATGTGGGTCTACATGGACAAAACTGGAACCACTGCTACAGATTTCCAGCTCAAGGGGGTCTATGCCACATCGTGCTCTGATTACTACTCATGTTACACTGCCGAGTCATCATGGGTGTTATTCAATCACTTTTGGGAGGACATGCCCCGGTGGTACAACAGCACTGCGGCCTTGGTATATGGATGGGACGGATCAACCATGGATTCCTTATCAAGCGCAGCAAATCCAAGTGACGCTTGGTTGTGGGGAGAGTGGCAACGGGTAGATTATTACATGCAGCGATCGTCTACTGGGTTGGCGGCTGACGGGATAATGTACTGGAATCGCGTGGGGAGATCGACTCCAATGGTAAATCAAACCACAGTTCCGACACATTACGATGGGAACAGCGAGTGGAGGTATGTGAGTATTGTTCAAGGGGTTGCATCAATTGCCGGGGGAACGCTCGATTATGATGTTTATGTGGATGACGTGTACATGGACACCTCGAGGGCTAGAGTGGAAATATGTGATGTTGCAACATGGGCAAATAGGACTCATTGTGAGATACAGCCGTCAGTTGAATGGAGCGATACGGGGATTACCGCGACCCTTAATTCTGGGAGTTTCGCTATAGGCGCAACGGCTTACGCGATTGTTGTTGATTCTTTTGGAGCGGCGTCAAACGGAGAGGCTGTCACCATCCCAGGTGGACCTCAATCTCGTGGCACGGTGCCGCTCGGAGATATGCGATGACCGACAACGAGCGGGCGTTTCTGGATATGATAGTGTAGATTGATATAATGATGGGAGCATAGTAATAAAGTATTCCTATATTACATATTGTAACATAGCACAAAGGAATTAGATGAACCTAGACGCGATGAATCAGGAAGAATTGGATGCCATACTTGCTTCCTGTATCCTAGATATTAAGAATACTTGTGGGATCATCTTCCCAGATATATTCTATGCATCCTTCTCTACCCTCCATCAGCAGATCTTTGATCTCATTAACTCTGGGGCAAGGAAGATAGCTATTGCAGCCCCTCGTGGTATTGGTAAGACCTCTATTGCTAGGGCTATTGTAATGCGGAGTATCTTATTCCGTCTGCAAAGGTTCATAGTATACCTTAGCAATAGTGCTACTTCAGCCGAAATGCAGACTGAGAACTTGAAGAGGGATCTGATTGCCAATCAACAGGTGAGGAAGCTCTTTGGGAATATTAAGAATGCAATAAGTGGAGGGGATTCCATTGATGAGTCCTTTTCCAAGAGTTGTTGGACTGCCTTCGGAGAGACCTTCATCCTCCCCCGTGGCGCTGGCCAGCAGGTTCGTGGATTGAACTGGAACAATCATCGTCCGGAGTTAGTCATTATTGATGACCTCGAAGATAAGAACGAAATCAAGAGTGAAGAGAATAGGAAGAAGTTAAAGGAATGGTTCTGGTCTGATCTGATGAAAACTGAGGATCGATACTCCGCGGGGTGCATCTTCATTTACATTGACACTATTAAGCATGAGGATTCTCTCCTAGTGGATTTGATTGAGTCACCTGAGTGGGCCAGTGTCCAACTTTCCATCTGTGACGATAACTATAAGTCCTACGACACTAACTACATGACTGATGATGAGATCATGTTGGAGGTTGAGGAGCATCGCCGATTAGGGACCCTTGACGCATTCTACATGGAGAGGATGAACGTTCCTATTGCCAAAGAGGATGCAGTCTTCAAGCAGGAATACTTCAAGTACTTTGAAGATAATGGGGATCATTTGCAGCCGATTGATAGGTTTGGCAGGCCCGTGGGAGATTCCATTCGTACGTACAACATGCTTCACATAACTATAGTAGATCCTGCCAAAACTGTTAAGTTACAGAGTGCGGACTCAGCCATAGTCACCTTGGCTGTGGACAGAACTAGTAAGAAAATCTTCGTGAGGGATGCAGTCAGTGGGAAGTTCTACCCTGATGAATTGTATGAGCAGATGTTTCTTCAAGTTAGACAGTACTCATCGTTCATCCTTGGATATGAGGTGACTGGTATTAATCAGTTCATTATTCAGCCAGTGGAGAATGAGTGTAGAGTTCGAGGGATTCATCCCCTCCTGATGGAACTCCCTGCAAAAGGAAAGAAGGAAGATAGGGTTGCCAGTTTGGCCCCTAACTATAGACTCGGTTATATGTATCATAACAAGAGTAATTGTGCCAAACTTGAGGGTCAACTCTTGGGCTTTCCCCGGAGTAAACTCTGGGACGTGATGGATGCTACTGCTTACATCACCTTCATTATGGAGAAGCATGCAGTCTACTTCGATCCCATCGATGGAGACGGAGAGGGTGAGATGCCTGAGGATGAGTTTGACACGTTGAGTGATGACCCGATGATGGGGCCTGCAGAGATGGGATTCCTCCTGTAGAGGGATTGCTACGTTACAAAATGGAACATAGGAAATAATATGCCAGCAATAATTCACGGAGATTCCAGGGCCTCAGACAGTTCTATCTACGGGCAGTCCTTTCAGTATGAATATCCAGATGGGTTGGACCTTAAGCCAGGGTCTAAACTTCATACTAAGATCCGGGATGCAGTCTTGGAGAGAGCCAGGTCCAGTGCCAATGTAATGTCTGTAAGGCATAATACTTGGAACAATATTGACTTCACACTTACTGCCTACATAGCACCAGACGATAAGGAGCGAAAGGTCAAGGATGAAGATTCTAGGAAGCCAGTTAGTATTGTATTTCCTTATTCTTACACAGTCCTGGAGACCCTTCTCTCTTACTATGTGGCTGCGTTCCTTCAGGATCCGATTTTCAGGTACGAAGGAAATGGGCCGAGTGATGTGATTGGTGCTATCCTCCTTGAAAAGTTGATTGCTGTTCAGTGTACTAAGAATAAGGTAGGGTTGAATCTTCACACCCAGGCACGAGATGCATTCTCATATGGATTTGGAGTCACCACTCCTACATGGGTTAAAGAGACTGGGACCACTACTCGGACTGTGGAGAAGCCTGGTTTCATGGGATTTGGTACTAAGGCAGAGACAATCACAGAGGATGTAACCTTCTTTGAGGGGAATGCTTTGGAGAATATTGACCCTTACCTCTATCTTCCAGATCCCAATGTCCCGATTCACGAGCCTCAGAGAGGAGAGTTCAACGGGTGGGTTGCCCCCTCTAATTACATGGACCTGTTGACTGCTGAGAAGAATGATCCCACGATGTTCAATGTGAAGTATCTTAAGAAGCTCACGGGGAAGAGGTCCTGCATATTTGTAGGGGATAACTCTGGACGTGGGGCAAAGTCTGGTTTGGCCTCCAGAACAAATGCAGCAGATGGGGTGACCAATAACTTGGATCGAATTAAGATGTTCATCAAGATCATTCCTAAAGACTGGGGACTTGGTGATGGAGAATACCCCGAGATATGGTACTTTGAACTGGGGTCTGATGAGATAGTCATCTGTGCTAAGCCGGCCAACAACAGCCACAATAAGTTTCCTGTTAGTGTGATAGCTCCTGACTATGATGGCTACTCGATGTCCCCAGTCTCTAGGATAGAAATTCTTCATGGTATGCAAGGAGTCCTAGACTTCATGTTTAATAGTCATGTGGCCAATGTAAGGAAGGCCATACATGATATGATTATCTATGACCCTTACCAAGTCAACTCAAATGATTTGAAGAACCCTTCTGAGGGTAAACTCATCAGACTTCGTCGCCCTGCGTGGGGTAGAGGAGTAAAAGATGTCGCAGCCCAGCTTAATGTCTCTGATGTCACTCGAGGAAATGTTGCGGATTCTACCTGGATCGTTCAGTGGATGGATCGAATATCTGGAGCCGATGCCAGCATGCAGGGCTCCCTTCGTCAAGGCGGTCCTGAGCGCCTCACTTCCACAGAGTTCCAAGGAACTATGGGTGGGGGGATCAATAGGTTGGAGCGAATAGCTAAGGTGGTTGGGATGCAGGGGATGCAAGATATCGGATCCTTCTTCGGACATCACAATAAGCAGATGATGACTATCCCGGCTTATGTTAAGTTGGCTGGAGATTGGCAAGAAGTATTGATTAAGGAATATGGGCAGGATATTAATCGTGGCCGCATCCAGGTATCTCCTGACACCCTCAACATCAATTATGATGTGGTGGTTAGGGATGGGTCTGTACCTGGGGGAAATTACTCCTCTAGTTGGTTACAGTTATTCCAGACCTTGGCATCCTCTCCGGAGCTTGCCCAGAACTTTGACATAGTCCGTATCTTCACACATATAGCTCGAAATCTTGGGGCCAAGAATGTGAATGACTTTGTGAGGAGGGGTGGAGATATTCAGCCCAAGGTGATGCCCAATGAAGCTGTGGCCAATCAGGTGCAGCAGGGGAATCTTGTTCCCGTGGGAGGTGCAATGTGAGCAACTCATTGTTGGAAGAGATCCTTGCTCCTAAAAGGGATTATACTCCAAAGACTCTCCCTAATCAGATCTCAGATTTTATGGAAGGTCAGTTGTATAGGGATTTCCTAGAGGAAATTAAAGTTAGAATTGAGGACATGAGAGACTTCTATGAAGTCTGTCCTAAGGATAAGTACCTGGAGACTAAAGGCGCTCTAAGCGCATTGAGGTTGATCGGAGGGATTTTCACCGATCTATTAAACAATTCAGAAGAGGCTCTTAAGGAGCCGGAGGACAAGTAAATGGCTGAGGAGATTGAAGATGTCCAGGCTGAGGATGCGATGGCCCCTGTCAGTTTGGAAGATGAGATCGGAAACTTTTTGGATGATACTCCTGTTGTTGAAGTAACTGAAGAGGTAGAAGGGAATGGAGAGCCCATACCTGAAACAAAGCCCGTTGAGGGAGATGCACTTGAAGGTGCTGAGTCCGAAGGGGAGAAAGTTGAAGGAATGGAAGAGGAGGTTATTCCTCCTGTTGTGGATGAGGTTACTGCTCTTAGGGAGCAAGTTTCTTCCTTGACCCAGTTAGTGGATTCTCTATCGGCCCCGAAGGTTGCCACTGAGGTGGCTGCGGAGCCTGAGATAGACCTCAAGGAGTTAATGGACGGAGCTGATTTCGATGAGATCATGGAGCACAAGGACAAGTTCATGTCCTTCTTGGGTAGTGTAATCAAAGCGGCTAGTAAGGCCACCGTTACGCATGTCCAAGGGATTGTTCCTCAGGTGGTGACCCAGCAGACTAGTATGACCAAGGTAAGGGAGGAGTTCTATAACACCTATCCTGAACTTGGTGCAGTAAAACAGTACGTGGCAAACGTAGCGAATACCGTAGCTGCTGAGCATCCTGACTGGCAGGTTGGTCAGGTGCTTGCTGAGGCAGCAAAGGTCTCTAAGGCAGCATTGAATATTCAGGCGATTCCTCCCGTCAAACCAAAGGTAACTCCTCCAGTGTTACCGGGTGGTACGCAGACGTCGAGGAGGACGCCTCCAAGTAAGAGCTCACTTCAGAGTGAGATTGACGAATTTATTGAGGACTAATTAAAGGAGATTATTATGGCAGGTGAAGGTAAGTTCATAGATGGACTGTCAGTAGGAAATGTTACTGTAACTGGTAACGTAAGTTCAGGTGGGACAGTTGGTGGGAAAGTACCTGTGGTCACCTTGGCTGCAACACGTCAAGTACTAGCTTCAGAGAGTGGGACTACATTCTTTCTGGCTCATGCGACGGAGTTTGTCACCACTCTGCCCCCTGTGGCAGCAGGTCTCAATTATAGGTTCGTATGTAAACTTGCTCCGGCAGGTGCTAACTATACGATTGTTACTCCTGGTCTTGCGAATCTCCTCATAGGGCATGTAGTATGTATTGCCGATGGGAATGGGACCACCTCTGCTACGGCTGGAGATACAATTTCCTTCGTGGGAAGTTCCGCAGTAGTTGGAGATTATGTGGATCTCGTATGTGATGGTACTAGTTGGTATGTCTCCGGTATTGCTGCTGTAGCCGCGGGCATCACTCTTACAGCTGCTGACTGATCTGGG